AGCCCGCAGCCCCCGACCGCACCTTATGCCTACCACACCTCCTCAAGGAACGCCGAGCAAAGGCCATCAAGACCCACATATGAACAACTCGCCCAGAGCGATTGCAGCACGGATCAATGGACGTAAAGGGGGCAACCCGAACGCAGGAAACACCAAGAAGACCTATCCATTGGATGACGTCTTGGACGCATTCACCGAACGAGCCATTAAGGGGGGTGCAATGCCTCGAACTAGCCCCAATATAAAATCCATGACTGAAGATGACCAAAAAATGTTTACGCGAGTGGTGGGGGCCTCTGCCGAAGAGTTCCAATCGCTGTTCTCCGAACGACTCCGCACATTGGCCGCTAAGGCCGCAGAACGGATCGAAGAGAAGCTGGCTGAAGGGGGCCAGAAACTGAGCGACCTTAACATGACACTGGCCATCTCAGTGGACAAGCTGGCAGCCATGAACTCCAAGCCCTCTCAAGGCAACCTCAGCGTCCAGATCAACAACTATGGAGACATGAGCCGAGACGAACTGCTGGCCTCGCTGAAGGGCGAGAAGAAGGTTATCGACATCGACGTCATCTGAATCAGAACGCGGTCTTGGCCCTTGGCAGCTCGACGTAGAGGGGGTCCCCCGTGGACTTGAACAGCCTGATCGACACCCGATCTTGAGTCCGATAGGGCAGGCCATGGATCTTTTTCAGGGACACCCTGCGCCCGTCATCAAGCTTCACCACGATTAGACTGTCGTTAAGGCATGGACCCCAGATCTCAGCCTCGCACTCCACAGGCCAGCCATTGTCTAGCACGACCTCCTTGACCGCTACGACCTCTTCCTTGACCTCGACCACCTCTGCTTCCACCCCTACCTCCTCCAAGGCAGCGAAGAAAGGCTCGGACGGGTGATTGTAGACCAAGGCCATTCGGGCATCTTGAATATCAAAGCCCCATTTGGCGGCAATGGCTCGGGCTTTTTTCAAATCGCCAGCCATTACGGCGATACGGACATGGGATTTCTTATTGGCCAAGCTTCTCTTCGCTGCGAGTTGTTCGGGAGTGTGTTTGGCCATGGCGTTTTCAATAACTGTCGAGACAGAGCGAGTGGGTCGGGATGGAGGCAGGTGAGTTGAGGGCCTCGGGGGTCACCGGGTAAACTACGTCCCCCACATGGCCCACTATCTGACGGGTGTCGCACCACAGTTTCAAGCCTGACTTTCGGGCCAGATGACCGAAGCCGTAGTCCTCACCCAACATTCGCGCCCCTCCCCCAACCTCACCCGCCCCATGCAAAATGTTCTGCACCTCTTGGAAGGTACCTGCCAAGGCGATCCGGGCCAGCTTGCCTTCCGGAGTGTTGGGGCCGACCAAGCCGATGGGGAACAGCTCGGTCATGCTCTTGGTTGCCCCGCTCTCATCTTCGTAGTCGAACCGCCGCTCGGGGTAGAAGTCGACCATGTGCTGCAACGCGGCCACGGAGGTAGACAACATGCCCGTCCCCACGAAGTCGCACTGGAGCATACCGTCCTCACGGACCTCGGCACCGGGGGTCTTCACGATCAGCCATGAGACCGGACCGCTCTTCTTCTTCACATAGGGCGCAGCCACGATGTCCTCCTCACGGGACACCAAGGCCACCAACTGAGTGGGGTTCCAGAACTGGTCCTTGTCGATCTGGACCAGCTTCCAATACCCCTGCTTTATGGCCGAATCTGCTGCGATGTTGCGGGAGATGTTGATGGCCGAGTTGCCCGACTCCATCACGAATTCAAACGAGTAATCGGGATGGTCCATGCGCATCATCTGGTCATAGGACGAGAACCAGTAGTAAGGGACTCCGCCCTTGGCGGAGCAGGCTACGAGGACACGTTTTTTCATGCGAAGAGTTTCTCCGAAGCCCGCAGCGCGAAGACCTGCCACACCCCGGCGTTGCCCTTGAAGTTGCCCACATACCTAGCGTTCTCCGGAGTAAGGGCTTGGTCCATGGTCAGCATGATGATCTCCACCTTCTCCACCGTCCGTTCCTTGTCCTCCAAGGTCCACAGGAGGCAGTTGTTATGGCGAATGTCCAGATGGACGTCCAGCAGCTTGGCGTGCAGTGGCAGGTCTACGACCTGACGACCGATGATCGGGAGGGAGCGGGCTTGGATGGTGTGGCTCATGGAGATAGGTTTTACGAAGGACATGGTTGACTTCGGCAGGCGCAGATCGGGAGTTCCTGCCCATAGACTCGACCAGCAACGGGAGCACGTCTTTGGCTATCCGGACCTGTTTCAGTTTTGGAGTCTTGCCCATTACGGATCTTGACAATGGTGCATTTTGCAACATTGTCAATCAGATATTCAGATGGCACCCAACATTCATTACGCCGACAAGTTTCAACCCCGGTTCGGCGTACCATGGGTTCCCCCGCTAAAGCCCGAGCAACTGGCCACGATGTCCGATGCGGAGCTTAGACAGTACGCCTCTCATCGCCACATGGTAGAGACCAAGATGCAGGAGAATCCCGTGGGCTGGGGATGGGCACCACCGGTCTGGGATCAGGTGATGGATAACTTCTGTAAGTATAACGTACACATACTCTTAGGCGGGAACCAGTCAAGCAAGACCACGTTCGGCGCACGCATGGCAGTCTGGGCCGCATCGACCATCCCCGAGGCGGAGGTGTACGGGTTCCACATATCCGACCGACGGTCAATCGACGACCAACAACGCTTCGTCTACGAGTCCCTGCCGGAGAATCTCCGCAATCTGGCCACCAAGAAGGGGACGTATCACAGTCTTCAATACTCACAGAAGAACGGCTTCACTGACTCCATTGCGATCCTGCCACCGTCCAAGGGCTATCGAAGGGGTGGGTCGATAAAGTTCTACAACTTCGCCCAGTTCGCCCAGAACAGCCAGATCATCGAAGGCATCAAGGCCCACTTCGTCTGGGCCGATGAGAAAATTCCCTACGATCTGTTTGAGACTATCCGCATGGGGCGGCTGGGTACTTACCACGGTCGAATGCTGCTGACCTACACGGTCGTCGACGGCTGGAACGAGACCATCGAAAAGATTCTCGCCAAGACCCGCACCCTCAAGACCCGCTTCTGCAATCATCCCAAGATCATGGCCAACCTGCCGATCATGCAGGAGAGCCTGTCAGTCGGATCTTGCTGTATCCATTACGCTTGGACAGAGGACAACCCCTTCACCGACATCACCGAGTTTATGAAGCTGTACGGCTCGGAGAGTCGTGAGGTCATTCTTGCCCGCGCCTATGGCGTACCCACCAAGTCGGTCAGCACTGCGTTCCCCCTCTTCAGTCGGGACGTCAACGTGGTCGCCCATGAAAACCTGCCATGGATGAAGCCCAAGTTGAACGCCAAGGGTGGTGAGATCCCCTACCCCGTGACCCGCTACATGGCCATCGACTTGGGCGGGTCCAAGAACTGGTGCATGTTGTGGGTAGCCATCGACGTTCGGGGGACGTGGTGGGTCTATCGCGAGTGGCCCGACGTCAGCTACGGAGACTGGGCACTGCCCGGGGACAAAGAGGGTCCGGCCCAGAAGGGGATTGGCTTGGACATCAAGGGCTACGTCAGTCTCATCAGGGATGCCGAGGGGTCGGAGAAGATCTTTGAACGGTTCATCGACCCACGCATGGGAGCAGCCGAGCGTCAGACGAAGGACCGTGGGGCCACCACCATCATCTCTGACCTCGACGACTGCGGGATCAGCATGATCCCCGCACCTGCCGCCGTCTCTGAGTCTGACAAGGGCGAGATCGAGGACGGCATCCAGCTCATCACCAACCTGCTGGCCTACGACACCAAGAAGCCCATCGACAGCCTCAACTCTCCGCACCTCTATGTGTCGGACCGCTGCGAGAATTTTATCTACGCCATGCAGGAGTACACGGGCAAGCTGGGGGGTAAGGAGCACACCAAGGACTTCGTCGACTGTCTTCGCTATCTACGGAAGGGAGGCTGCGAGTATGTCGCACCCGTCACCGAAGACCGCAACCGGACGGGCGTTTATTAGACTTGCATTTTGTGCGATCCGCAACCTCCCTGCTAAAAACGCATGAGTTCATTCTCGGGCACCATCAATGGTCAGGCCGATGCCGGTCTGCAACTCGCCCCCGTCGGCAACGACGGGCCGGACCATGCCCTACTGTCCAAGACCTTTAGCAACACACTGGCCAATCTCCAAGGTTTCTTCGACCAGTGTGAGGAGAATTTCAATACACGCTACGCACTGTGGTCAGGTCAAAGTGCCGACGGTAAGAAGCACGCCCGTGAGGGATCTAAGATCGACCCCACTCCGTGGGACGGAGCCTCGGACCTGCAAGTCTTTCTGACCGACGAGGCGATCATCAAGAAGGTGGCCATGCTGTCCATGGCCTTTCGACGGGCGGGCATATCGGCTACACCGGTCGAAGGCAACGACATCAAGCGGGCCAAGACGGTGGCCAACTTCATGCGCTGGATGGTCCAGACCCAGATCCCCGAGGTCTCTCGCGAGGTCAAGCTGCTGGCCAACTTCATCCAAGAACAGGGTATCGGGGCCATCGGCACATTCTGGGAAGAGACTCAGGAGAAGATCCTTACCACCGTCACACTGGAGCAGCTTCAGGCCCAGTCCCCCGAGGCCGACCTGACCACCGCCCTGTACTCTACCGAGGGAGAGGACCAGCTGGTCGAGATCTTTGTAGGGCTGTACGAGTGCTCTCGCGCCAAGGCCAAGAAGATGCTGGCGGAGCTGCGCAAGTCGCAGACCACCACCGTCCCCACTCTTGGTCGCAAGAAGTCCCGACCAGTGCTGCGGGCATTCAACCTCAATCAGAATCTGTTCATCCCTGCCGAGTCCACCGACCCGGAGAACTGCTCGGCCATGTTCAGGGTGGAGTATTACACCGCCGAACAGCTGCGAGGGTTTGTCAACACCTCCAACTGGGACGAGGCATGGGTCGAGGCCGCGATCAATACCTGCCGTGGTCAGTTAATCACCAACACCCAGAACGAGTACAACCAGCCGATGGGTCGCTCGTTCACCTTTCAGAGCAATCAGTTCACCAACCTCATCGGAGTGGTGTTTGCCTATCAACGGCTGTCCGATGAAGACGGTAATGCTGGTATTTACCTGACCGTCTTCAACCCCAAGATGGGTCCCGACGGGAGCCATGATGGCTACGCCAAGACAGGGCTGCTGGGCTACGCCCACGGCCAGTACCCTTTCACCATCTTCCGTCGGGAACACCTGTCTCGCAAGCTGCATGACTCCCGAGGCATTCCAGAACCGGGCAAACCGTTGCAACAGCAGATCAAGGTCCACAAGGACTCGCTGATCGACAACGCCAGCATGCAGATCATGCCCCCCTTGATGTACCCTCAAGGGCGTCCACCGCTGCGCTGGGGTGCAGGGGCACGCATTGCCGAGCGTCGGCCCGGGGAATACCACTTTGGCACCACCCCATCCTACTCACCCAGCACCGAGGCCAGTTACAAGGAGCTGAAGTCCGACTTCAACGGGTACTTGGGCTTTGCCACCAGTTCAAGCGATCCGACCTACACCCCCCTGATTACGCAGGACGAGGCCGACGAGTTCCTCATTGGATGGAACAAGGTTTACCTCCAATGCTGGCAGCTCTTCAAGCAGTTCGGCAAAGAAGAGACCTACTACCGAGTGGTGGGCCTCAAGCAAGTAGACCCCGTGGAGTTTCGCAAGGGCGAGGAGGACGAGCAGTTCGACTTCGTGCTACGGTTCTCAGTCGACAGCATGAGCCCCGATCAGACCTTCGCCAAGCTGGAGCAGATCGCCAAGATCGTAGCCACGGGGGATCGTGAGGGCATGGTCAACTACTCTGAATGGCTGCAAGTCATGGTCAACGCCATCGACCCGACCATCGCGGAGATGATCTTGGACCCCAAAGAGGTGGGCCAACAACGGGCATCAGGCGACATGCAGGAGATGCTGACCAAGGTGTACTCGGGCATCGACCAAGACTTGGCCCCCGGCACCCCACCCGATCTGGCTCTGTCAGTCATCCAGAACTACATCCAAGGAGATCCGACGGTTCAGGCCAAGATGCAGAACCCTCAAGATCCCTTCGGCAAGCGCATCGAGAAGCTGATGAAGCAGGCGGAATTTCAAAAAGTTCAACAGAACAACGCCAAGATTGGTAGAATGGGTGCTGTCTAACATGCTTATCCAAGACTCGGTCAAGGCCCAGAAGCGATTGCAGAACGCCCTCCTCGGGCTGGCCAAGGATACCCGCTTCACCGAGTTCATGGCAGAGATCCGGTCCATGCGTGAGGCTGCGGTGTCCAACCTTTGCAATGGCAATGTGATCGTCAATGAGCGAGCCACACTGGCCTGCATCGGAGAGATCGCCAGCTACGAATCAATCCTATCTCTGTATCAGGAAGCATTGAATCGTGCGGCTGAAGAAGCGGCTTTGTAATTTTGTTGTTGACCTGAAACCAGTTTTAGGACTTGGCTATGGTTCTTGGCACTCCAGCCATGCGTCAGGATGTTAGATAACGTCTCTTGTTTACGGAAAAAACATGTCGTCAGAAAATACTCCAGCTTCTTCACCAGCTCCAACAGGTGATGCGCCAAAGTCAGGGTCGGAAAATATCTCTACGGGTGCAGCAGCGATGATGATGTTGGCCTCGGCCAGCAAGCCATCAACGCCACAGCCATCCCGCAAAGCTTCGGAAGATACTTCCACTAACCCGTCAGAAACTCCGACAGCGAGGGCCGAGCAGGCTCCCGAATTAACAGCCACCACAGAAGGAACTCCAGCACCCGAGACGACTGAGGCTGCATCCGAGACTCCCAAAGCGGAGGCCGATCCCGTTCATTCTCAGACCCATTCGTTCACTCCCGAACAACAGGAGATATTCAACCGACGACTGCGCAAGGAATTGGCCAAGACCGCTGCGATCCAATCGCAGATGGAAGAGACCAAAGCCAAGCTCAGTGAGATGGAGGCCAAGCTCAACAGCCAACAGGCTGCGCCACCACCACCACCACCAGTCGCAGCGAACGTACCTCTCTCAGGATTCAATGACCTAGCCTCACTGGCGGACTTAAAGAAAACTGCGAAAGATGCTCTTCGCTATGTGGAAGAAGTTCTGGAGGACCCGTCACGGTGGAATACAAGCACCGTGGTCGACCCAGTAACCGGAGATGAGCGCGATGTGACCTACCACAATATAGGAGATGTCTCCTATACCAAGGCAGATCTCATCAGTCAACGACGCCAAGCCCGGGCAACTTTGGAGGATCACATCCCCAAGAGAGAGCAATTCATTGCCACCCGGGTGGAGTCGACCAGACAAGCGCACATTCAGTTCCCATTCCTAGCGGACACCAGCTCTCCTGAATACAAGGTAGCCGAAGCAGCTCGGAAAAACCCCGCACTGGCGTCGATCATGTCGATGCCTCAAGCGGAGTACATTCTCGGGGTACAGATCCGAGGTCTCCGCGCATTGGCGGAGGACGCAGCGGCTGCGGCAGCCAAGACCAAGCCAAAAGCACCGGCCAGCAAACCGGCCAGCGATCAGGTGATGGTATCCTCTGGTTCGGCCTCAGCAGCTCGGCAACCAGCAGTCAATGGGGAGCGTGGCAAACTTGCCGCAGAGATGGCGAAAATGGGCTCTAAGGGTGGGATCAATTCGGTAGACGCGCAAAGCCTCCTTTTACGACACGAACAACTCAGAAAATCCCGATAAAACATCATGGCTCTAGCAACATCATACAACGTCTCCGGAGATCGCGAAGCTCTCACGAACTTCCTCACCATCCTCGAACCCGAGGATTGCCCAAAGACGTCTTCGTTCGCGAAGACGACCAAAGTCACCAACACCTTCCAAACGTGGCAGGCCGATACCCTCGCTAATGTTGATTTCGCCGGTGTCTTGGAAGGCCAAGACGTCAATGCGTTCAACAACGAGGCCGCCAACCGCGCTCGGTTCGGCAACTACATCCAGAAATTCTGGCGTCCTTGGATGGTCTCGGACCTCCAAGAAGCCTCCGACCCGGCGGGTACGGACGGTGAAGTCGCGAACTCCAAGGTGAAGGCGATGCGCGAGCTGAAACGCTCCATCGAAGCCGCCATCGGCTCCGACAACGACATGCAGGCCGACACCGGCCTCCTGCCCTACAAGACCCGTGGCCTTGGCTGCTGGATCGGCAGCGGAACTGGAGCTACCGGTAACCCAGCCCAGACCGTGAACCCCGTCCCCACGGCGTTCCGCACTCCCTCTGGCAACGTCGACCTCACGGCGACGGCCTCCCTCACGGAAGCCACCTTCAACGGCGTGTTCCGCTCGATCTTCACCCAGAACGGTGGACGTCGCGCCTATTCGCTGTTCGCTGGTCCGAACCTGATGACCGCCATCAACACGTTCCAACGTGTTGAAGGTGTGCAGGGCACGACCAAGACCTATCAGGTCACCCAAGATGCCGCTAGCAATCAAATCGACCTCGATGTCTCGATCTACAAGGGCTCGTTCCACACGGTGACGATCATCCCCGACATGTTCAACGGTCTGTTGGACGGTTCGGCGGTCACGACCACGACCAATCAGCAGATGGCCCGTGGCTACGTCATCGACCCCCAGCTGGTCGGCATCGGCACGATGCTCGGCGTCGACTCGATGGAGCTTGAGAACCAAGGCGGTGGCCGTCGCGGTCTCGTCCAGTCGGCTCTCTTGCTGCTGGTCAAGAACCCACGCGGTCTCGGCAAATTCGCCGGATCTAGCTAACCCTTAACATAAAGGAGAACCCATACCATGGCTAATACAGCAATCACGATCTCACCCACCCGCGTCACCCCACTCTCT